TTAACGTGCCATCACTTGTTACATCAGCAGGCGGACAGTCAGGCGTTGCACCAGTTGTAACAGTCGAGGCAGAAGCAGGCGCAGTACAAAACACAGGTATGGTTACAGAATACCTATCAGGTACAGTTAATAAATATTCAGGTATGAACACAATCTCAATCGAGCTCTTGGAAAGATCAGATCCGAATTTCTATGCCGAGCTCACACAGCAACTTCAAAATGCATATTTGAAAACACTTGACACAACAGTTAATGCTGCGTTGATTACTGCAGGTACTGTTGCAACTACTGCACAAGCTGCTACATCAGCAGGCATCATCGGTTACGCATCAGAAGCTGCTCGCCTTGTCTATGAGGCAACTGGTTACTACGCACAGAACTACATCGCCAATGGATCTCAATGGCAGCTACTTATGGGTGCATCAGATACAACAGGTCGCCCAATTTACTCAGCCAGCCAGCCAATGAACGCAGGCGGCTTAACGCAACCTGGTTCAATTCGCGGCAACGTGCTTGGCCTTGATTTATATGTTGATAAGAACTTTGCAGCTACAACAACAGTAGATGACTCAGCGATTATCCTTGCACCAGAAGCATTTACTGTTTACCAGTCACCACAGGCATATATGTCTGTAAACGTTGTAAGCAACCTACAGGTACAAGTAGCCATCTACGGCTACATGGCAACAATCGCCAAGATGCCTAAGGGAATTATCCGCTACAACTTTACCTAAGAAATAACCCTAATAGTCGGTGGGCGATTAGCCCTTTCGCCCATCGACCCCTACTAAGTAAGGAGTACCGATGCCAGCTAGTTATGTGACAGTAGCCGAGCTACGTTCCAATTTAGGTATCGGTACTCTTTACTCAGATAGCACAGTCGAGGAGTGCTGCCAAGCCGCGCAAGATCAAATCAACAGTTTCCTTTGGTTTGATTCTGCGCCAGTCGTGGGGACTGCATTGGTAAGCAACGTTGCGACAGTAATGTTGGCCAACCCCGGTCTATTTACAACAGGCGAAAGCGTGACCATATCCGGGGCTGGCTCGACATTTAACGGCACTTACACAATTACTGCCACGCTACCTTTTAGCACAGGCACTACAAATTTATTGCCTGCATTTAATATGCAGTTAAATTATTACCAGCAACCACGCGGCTATAGCTTTATTCAATATGCCAAGGTTGCAGCCGATGAAAACTTTAGGCGCGTAGTGCCATCGGGTTCAGCTGTAGGTGCAGATACAAAGACTGCTACCTACGTTAATACAGCAAGCGTTAGACAAGCTGCGATGATGTTGGCAACAGATATTTGGCAGGCCAGGCAGGTCAGCTCGACAGGTGGAGTAAGCCCAGACGGCTTAAATTTTAATCCTTATCGCATGGGCAACAGCATGATAGGCAAGGTACGCGGCCTACTAGCCCCGTACATGAGTCCGAATAGCATGGTGGGGTAAATGCCTACCGCTGCCATTACCACGCTGCGTAGCACCATCGCAACGGCTTTAACCAATGCTGGAGTCTGGTCAGTATTTAGTTACCCGCCCGCCACAATATTGGCCAACAGCTGCGTGGTATTACCGGCAGACCCATATCTCACACCTAGCAATAACAGCCAAATAACTATTTCACCCCTGGCTAACTTTCGGATCCTGTTGACGTGTCCAATGCTGGATAACCAGGGCAACCTTCAGGGCATTGAGGAATTTATTGTTGCAGCTTATACAAAATTAGCTGCATCTAATATCGTATTTAATATAACTAGCGTTAGCGCGCCTGGCGTATTAAATGCTGATAGCGGCGATCTTTTAACAGCCGAATTTAATATATCCATACTAACGAGCTGGGAGTAAAACCATGAGCAACGAAACTGATCTAGCTTGGCTAATTAAAGTTGGCCAAGTAAAAGAAAACGCAGCACCATCTAAAGCCACTACTAAAACAGACGAGGAATAAACAAAATGGCAATTTATTTAAATAACAATGTTGGCATTAAACTTGCCACAGCAGCCGCGCCAACAGTACCTAGCATCGACATCTCGAGTTATGTAACGGCCACTACTCTTACTCAAACTTTTGACGAGCTTGAGGTCACCGCGATGGGCGATCTTTCTCATCGTTATGTTGCTGGATTGCAAGCTGCAACATTATCTATTGACTTTCTAAATGACTGGGCATCATCTCAAGTTATGCAGACACTAAATGCAGCAGTAGGTACAACACTAGCTGTATCAATGATTACAGTAAAAGGTACAGCTGTATCAGCTGCTAATCCTTCATACCAATTTAACATCTTGGTAAATAACCTAACACCTCTAGGTAGCGGTGGCGTAGCCGATGAAGCTATGTCTAGCCTATCTTTCACAGTCAATTCCGTTGTAACTGTATCTCCTACAGTCGCGTTCTAACCTAACTACGAAAGGGCAAACAAATGGCAAAACTCAAAATAACAAGGGCAACAGGCGAGGTAAGTGAGCACCAAATTACGCCTGGTATCGAATATGCCTTTGAATTGTATAAAGGCAAAGGTTTTCATAAGGCCTTTGCTGAGGATTCTAAGCAGTCGGACGTGTTCTGGTTGGCTTGGGAGTGTTTGAAACGCGCAACAGTTACAGTTCCATTATTTGGCGCAGAGTTCGTAGAAATGCTCGCCAAGGTGGAAGTTCTAGACGATGACCCGGAACTATAGGGCGTGACTCGTTTACTTATCTGATCGCACGGGTCAGTTTAGAAACGGGCATCGCGCCCAATGATTTACTAGCACTAGATAGCAGGATGTTTAAGGCTTTATTGCAAGCGATGAAAGATCGAAATAAGGAGATCAGAAATGCCAGTAGCGGTAAAAGGCGGCATTGAACTTCGTAAAGCCCTAAAGAAATTTACACCTGATCTAGCTAAAGAAACACAGAAAGAAATGGGTAATTTATTAAAACCTGTAGTGTCTAAGGCTCGCGGCTTTATCCCATCCCAAGCCCCGTTATCGGGTTGGGGTAAAGCAAAGGGTAATACTAGATGGGTATGGGATGGTCGAGCTGCTAAAGGCGGCATAGGCTACAAAACCACACCCAGCAGAGTAAATCGTTCAGGTTTTAGATCATTATCTAGAATTGTAAATGCATCGATGTCTGGCGCAATCTATGAAACTGCTGGTCGTGTTCACCCTAATGGCCGTGAGCAGGGATCATCATTTATTGTTCAACGCCCAGGCTATAACCAAGGTGCAAATATTGTAGCTAATGGCCCTGGTCAAGGCCGCAGCCGTAACCCGCAAGCAGGATCAATATTTATACAGGCTATTAACCAGTACGGCTTAATCGTAGATGCTAATAATCAAACAGGTGCAGGCCGCAGATCACGCAAGATGAAAGGCCGTGCAATCTTTCGCGCATGGAAAGATGACGGCGGCAAGACTAACGCAGCTGTTATTAAAGCCATCGAGGAAGCTAGAGATAAATTTAACGCGGCTGTGGGGTATAACTAATGGCTATTGATCCATCAGTAAAGATAGATATAGCCGCCGAGTTCACGGGCAAAAAAGCCTTTGATAAAGCAGACAAATCCACAGCCAAATTAACTAAGAGTGTTAAAACCTTAGCCAAGGGATTCTTAGGCGTATTTGCTATTCAGAAATTAGTGTCTTACAGCAAGGCCAGCGTTAAAGCGTTTGCCGAGGATGATGCCGCAGCTAAGAGTTTAGGCATGACATTAAAAAACCTTGGCCTTGCCTATGGTGCAAACGTTGGTACAGTCAATGGCTTTATCAATCGGCTTGAAGCCCAGACAGGCGTACTCGATGATGAACTGCGCCCGGCCATGGACAGGCTACTTAGGGCTACTGGTGACGTAGCTAAATCTCAAGAATTATTAAACCTATCTTTAGATATTGCAGCGGGCACAGGTAAAAGTGTTACCCAGGTATCACAAAGTTTGCAGAAGGCTTACCTAGGGCAGACTGCTGCTATCGGACGTTTAGGCGTAGGTATATCTAAAGCAGAATTAGCAACAGGTAATTTTGAGGATATACAGAAAAAACTTAATTTATTATTTGCTGGACAAGCTGCTAGTGCGGCCGATACTTATCAAGGTTCATTAAATAAACTAACAGTAGCCGGTAACAATGCTAAAGAAACAATCGGTAAAGGTTTAGTAGATGCCTTGGGTATTTTAAGCGGTGCAGGTACGATCGATCCAGCAGTTTCAGCTATAGATAGAATTGCCAATGCGATGGCAGATGCTGCCAAAGAAACTGCTAAATTTATTAAAGTCAATCAAACTTTATTTAGTGATTTGAGTTTTTTTCGCAATGAAAACACAGTAGCCGAAGCATTAAGAATTAAAATGGGTACTGGGTTTACAACCCCTATGACCATTTCAAGCCAGGATACTCAAAGAGCAGACAAACTAGCTGCAGATGCTGCTAAAAAAGCCGCTGCGGCTAAGATTGCAGCAGAAAAAGCGGCCGCTAATGCAAAGATTAGAGCCGATAAACTATCAGCTGCTAACAAAGCTAAACTAGATAAGGCTGCTGCCGTATTCGATTTACAAAAGATTCAGATAGCCGCTGCGTTAAAGGGCAAAATAAGCGATGAGGAAAGAACTCGCCTATTACTTATGCAGGCTATTGAGGAAGGCAACGTAGATAAGGCCGAGGCACTAACTAAAAAGTTAGAGGAAATTCAAAAGATAAATGCCAAAATTGCCGCTGATCTTTTAGCAATCGGTACGGCTAAAGACCCGTTTGCTACATGGGCAGGCAGTTTATCTCTAGCCTTAGCGGCACTTAATAAACTAGGGCTAGGCATGTCCAATGTTCCTGGTTTAGTTCCGGGTGTTAATTTTAACCCTACCCAAAATGCAGATCGAAACTACGATCTTAAAGTAGCTGCTGTCGAAGCCGCTATTGCTGGTAATGGCGGTGCTGTTAGTGGTGGCACAAGCATCTTTGCAGAAAATGACACGATTGAGGAAATCTTAGCCAAGGTAGAAAATGCCGCTGCAGATGCCGCACTTGCCGCAGAAGCTGCCGTTGCATCCGTGGCGGAAACTCAGGTAACTGTAGATGCCTTAGCTGCAGCTACTACAAATAGCATGCCTGTAGCTGGTATGAATTTTAACCCGTATCAAAATAGAGATCGCAACTACGATACAAGTGCAACTCAAGCCCCTACTATCATCGTTAATAACACTGGCTCAGTAATTATGCAAGATGAGTTCGTAGATGCTGTAAATAACGCAGTATTAGCAAGTCAAAGATTCGGCTATGGCCGTACCCCTGCTGGTACGTTAGTGGACTCTGGCTGATGACAGTTCCAACGATTAACGCGATTATTAACTTTTCTACTGGCCCTAGTTTCGCCCAGGCATTTATTATCGGCGAAGGCATATTTGGTACTAACGTATTGGCAGACTCAGCTGCAGTTATTGTTGATGTTAGTAACGTAGTAGATAGCGTAAGCATTAAGCGTGGCCGCAATCCGCAGGTAGATGAGTTCCAGACTGGCACAATGACTTTACGCATCGTAGATCAAAACGGCGATTTCAACCCACAAAACCCGAGCAGCCCCTACTTTGGCCTACTTAATCCAATGCGCAAGGTATCTATTTCGGCTACATCTCTAGGGGTTACCTATCCCATGTTCTCGGGGTTTATTACTAGCTATACAACTAGCACCCCGTTAAACGCTAACGATGTCGTATATACGACTATTCAAGCCGTAGATGCCCTAAGATTGGCTCAAAATGCCCAGATTAGTACAGTCACAGGGCAATCTGCTGGCGATTTAAGTGGCACGCGTGTGAATCAAATTTTGAACACTATTTCATGGCCAGCATCGATGCGCGATATTGATGCAGGTTTAACCACGATGCAGGCAGACCCCGGCACAGCTCGTACATCTCTAGCCGCATTACAAACTGTTACAAATAGTGAGTACGGCGCGTTCTACGTCGATGCCACGGGATCGTTCGTATTTCAGGATCGCACCGTTACTACTGCAAGCATCGGCGGTACGCCTACCGTGTTTAACGATAACGGCACAGATATTGGCTATGCAAATGCCCTATGGCGTTTAGATGACACGCTTGTATTTAACCAGGCTAACGTGACCCGAACAGGTGGCACAGTTCAAAATGCTACTAACGCAGCTAGTGTTGAAAAGTATTTTGCCCATACTTACAATATCCAGAATTTACTTATGCAGACCGATGCAGTCGCGCTGGACTATGCCCGTGCCTACGTTGCAAGCCGTGCCGAAACTAGCGTTAGATGCGATGCAATCGAATTAGACCTATACACAGATAACTACGCCAATGGCATATTAGCTGCGCTTGATTTAGATTTCTTTGATCCGGTAACTATCACTACTAACCAGCCAGGTGCATCTACCCTTACAAAGACCCTTCAAGTTTTCGGCGTGGCGCATAATGTAACACCGAATAAATGGCGCACTACCTTTACTACACTTGAACCCGTGATAGACGGGTTTATATTGAATTCAGATCGTTATGGAATTTTAGGCACTAACGTACTTTCATACTAAGGAGATAGAAAATGGGAGCAGGATCAGGTTTTAAAACCTTTGTAACGGGTGACGTACTTACGGCAGCTGATACAAACGGCTATTTAATGCAAGGCGTATGGGTGTTCGCAAGTGCGGCAGCCCGTGATGCAGCTGTAACTAGCCCACAAGAAGGCAATATGTGTTACTTAAAAGACACAGATGCCGTTCAATCTTATTCAGGTTCTGCGTGGACTGCGGTCGGTGGCACACCAGCGTTTACCAAAATTACATCTGGAACTATTTCAGCAGCCACATCAGTAAATGTTAATAATTGTTTTAGCAGCACTTACAAAAACTACAAGATTTTACTACGCCAGACAGCAGGCACAAGCACTAATACAACCATGAAGCTGCGCGTGGGCGGAACTGATTCGAGTGTTAATTATTATTCTTGGCAAGGATTCACGCTACTAGGTACGGGTGCTTACGATTATATAGTAAGTAATAATGCTGCATCTTTTAGCATTTTGGCAGATTCTAGTTCATCTTTGAGTTTAGATGTTTTTTCACCTAATGAAGCTCTAAAGACTTTTATGAGTTGGCAAATGGTTAATGAATATAGTTCTAATAAACAAGGTTATGGCGGTGCTTGGCATAATCCTGCTACGTCATACGATGGATTAACTTTAACTTTTACAGCTGCAACTACCGGAACTTATGTTATTTATGGATATGGAAACTAATATGACTACTAATAAAATCATGATCGTAGATGCTGTAACTGGCGATGAGGAAGTGCGCCCAATGAACGCAGCTGAATTAGCAGATTACGAAATAATGCTTGATGAACTTGCCAAATCGCAAGCCGATGCAACGGCCAGAGCAGCTAACAAAGCCGCTGTATTGGTTAAGTTAGGCATTACAGCCGATGAGGCAGCCCTGCTACTTTCATGAGTGCGATCAGTTATAACGGCTGGCCAGCCTCTAAAGAGGTTGAGTCGATCCGTATCAAGTCTTACCCGATCAAGGGTACAAAGATAAAGCTGCGCTGCGCCTATTTTGCTGCGCCTTTACTGGTTGCCTTTGCTGAGCAGTTTAATGAGCTGATCGAGCCGATCGATGGCGGCACGTTAGATGACTGGGGCTACGCATATCGAGATGTTAGAGGCGTACCGGGCAAGTTAAGTAACCACGCATCGGGTACTGCTATCGATCTCAATGCAACGAAGCACCCACTAGGTAAGGCTGGCACTTTCCCAGCTGAAAAGATTCCAATGATCCAGGCATTGACTAAAAAATACGGGTTAGCCTGGGGCGGTAATTGGACTCGGAAAGACGAGATGCATTGGGAGATCGCACAAGATCCCGTAAAAACAGCCAAACTAATAGAAAAGTTAGGATTAAGTTATGCCGACTAGCGCACAAGTAACAGTAACCACTACAGCCACGCTTTTAGTAGCTGCAAATATTATGGATCAGACAGTATGGCTACATAATCTAGGCGGCGGTGCTGTCTATTTAGGCGATGCTAACGTAACTACATCTAATGGTTACAAACTAGATAACGGCGATAAAATGCAAGTGCCTGTAGGAGATCATGAAGGCTTATATGGAATTGCTGCATC